CCCAATTTGGTCTGTACCATCTGGTTTGTAATCGACATGAATGTCATGTACTGTGTGAATTGGAATCTTGTTAATGTAAGGCTGTGGCCTGAGTGTAGTTTGTACTGATGGGATGTCTATGAGTAAGATTGTGTTCGGCCTAGTCTTCCACGTGTCAAAAATGTCAGTCTTAAATAAGTCACGAATCCTGATGTTATCATTTAAGTAGTCAATGAACTCCGACTTAAGTTGATCATCAAGCATTAGACAATCGAAGAATGAATCATTGGCAGTGAAGATCTTTTCGTACTCATCTTGAATCATAGACACAGTAGCATTGGTTGCAAGCGGAAGCTTGCAAGCTGCTTTGAAAGCCTGGAACTTGTCCTCGGGGAGTTTCTTCTCATCCCGCACCCAGCTAAGAAAACTGAAGAATGCTTCGGAGACATGACTTTCATCATTGACTACCTCAGCATGCAACCTTATTCTTTGCTCATGCAGAATTGCCTCCTCTACCCAAGTCTTGTTCACCGGCGTTCTCAGTCTGTCCCTGATTTGTTGTGGTGATGCTACCATCTTCGTTTTCTGTGAATTGTTGACCTTCTTTAATTACCCAGAGTCGCTTACCTCTGTTCTTCTCGTACTTAATCAGCTTCTCAGCGTCAGAAACTGACATCTCCTTCTCCTGCTTATCTTTGTCTGCTGATTCGGCAAACATGATAACAGTTTGTTTCTTTTTAGAAACTGGCTTACTGTCTGAAGCCTCGCTGTCCGGACGAACTTGATTGAGTTCATCATCAGTTGTTCTGTTCTTTGCCATTTGATTTGAATTTTAGTGTTAAAAATAAACATAATCCGTTACCGGCTTATGTCGCATTCTTGATAGTCAGCGGGTTGAACGCAGTTATTGCTAACTGGTCAAAATCAGCGGACCATCCACCTTCAAGGTCAAATGAGAGAGAATGAGTGTTGTCCTTGTTAAGTCCTTCAGAGCCTACATCTGATAAAACTACATTGTAGACTGGGAAAGGCTCAGCGTTTGAACCATTCTTGTTAAAGATAATGTTTTTGTACCTGGTTATAAAGTACGCACCAAGGCCAGTTTCACCAGGTTGTGGTGCAGACTCAGAAGCAAGAGCACGTAGTGCCTTTGCAACTGCAGCATTCATGTTCCTGATTAACAATCCTGTAATGGACACTCGTGCTAAACCCTCTAGCACTGGTATACCATTGATGGTACTGTTATCATCACCACCTGTTCTGATTGGATCTGGCATTGGCAGCACAAGACCTGCAAACTTAGGCGTACCGACAATCTTTTCATCGTCAGACGCGATCATTCGCGGAGTCCATGTAGCTTCCAGCAAGATGTCCGTTGTTGTGAACGGTGTTGATGATAGCCTGGTAAACATAATCCTTTGAATCTGGTCAAAGCGCACTGGACATGCCTGAGATGGGACATCGGCAATGAACGCGGGCAGCGGGCAGACTAAAAGTTGTTGACCCATTTTAAACTGTTTAAAAATGAATAATAGCTTTTAAGCCTAACCCAGTGGCATTATTAGCGGAGTACAAATGTAAGTAAGTTTTCATTGCTAAAAAAATCATAGTAGTCTCAGTATACCACCTCCAAGGGAAGATCTATTCTAAGAGACTATTAAAACTTATTCACTATATTTGTTTTCAAGGATTTAAATAGGGTTAGTATGAAGGTCAACGTCTCACAAGTGCGTTGGCCTTTTTTTTATATGCTTCTTTGCTTCTTGTAATTAACACGGTAAAACCTATGCCTCACCAAGAACTTATATTGTGTCTTAGTCTCCTTCACCAAGTGTGGCTCTTTCATTGGATTCAATGCTTCCAACTCCTTTCGGCGAGACAGATGCACTGCAGTCTTACCATGACGATTCCAAACAACTATACATTTACGGCCTACATGCATGTAAAACGGTTCTGCTATGACTTCCTCAAGTCTCATTTCTTAGTAAATTTAGAGCCTTTGTTAATTACTTCATCCTCTACAATCTTTGTTAATACGTCTTCTAAGTCGTCAAATTCATTCTTGCCGCGTGCAGCAAAGCCTGTCAGTGATCTGTAAGCATCTGGCCACATGAACTCCCAATCCTTTGGAAAGACAAAGAAGTTGTTCACTTCAGCTGCAGCATTAAGTATACGAGCCATTTTTTCTTTAGTCTGAGTGTAGTACTCAAACTTGGTAAACAGATTACCTAACTTATTAGCATGAATCTTTGTGAAACGACCTAGATGCCTACCACCGTTGTTAGACTCAATCTTAACCCACTCAACTTTATGCCTGGTTAATGCTTTAGCCATCATGATCTCACTTTCCTCAGCTCTCTCCTGCGTGTAGATTATATCGATTATATACCCTCGGTTATTATATAGCTTATAGATGATCTGTACTAAGTAATCTTCTCCTAAGTCAGCTGGGTCGGTGTAAGCTCTAGCCCGTAGAGCCCCTGGGGGCATATTGACATAAGTTTCAAATGCTGTGTAGAGTAAGCCCTCTCTTGGGCTAGGATTCTGCTGGTACTGACGTTCGTAAGTTATTGGGTCACGTTTCTTCATGACCATGAGGTCATCGTAGGTATGCTTGCTAGGGTCAAGTACCTCCTTAGTTTTAGTATCTAAGGTTGGGATTGATACTACATCCCACTCACCCGGTTCTTTTCTGATCAAATAGCCAGCTAAATCATCAGGATGCAACCTCTGCATAATAATGATGATAGGAGTTAGCTTAGAATTGACCCTCGACCTTATGGTTGTATCGAATCGTTGATTAATATTAGTTCTAACCTTCTCTGACTCTGCCTCCTCTGGTTTAATCGGGTCATCAATGATTATGGCACCAAAGAAATTCTTGTAGATAAGCTCAAGCCATTCCGGAGCTCCTTTCCAAAGTTTTTGGTGAACAGACCGTTGTTCTTGTATATCAAAGTCAAGAGTGTCCAAGAATGCTTGCATCTCAGCATCCTCTGCTGTAATTCTGACCTGCTCAGTTTGCCCAGCTCCGAATCCAGTAACTTGACCTGCTGTTGAAGTAGCGTATACCCCTCCGCCGTCAGTAGTAACCCACTTTTGTTTGGAGTCTGAGCCTTTCTTAATTTTGACATGTGGAAATAGTTTTTGGTATGCCTCAGATGCTATGTAATCCTTGATGAACTCTGAATTATCAAGTGCTAGGTTGTCTGAGTATGATAGGTGAATAAACTTAGCTGCAGCATTGAATGCCAACCCTAGGCTAATGAACATCTTCACTGCAAGCTCAGTCTTACCGTACCTTGGTGCCACATTGATGATCAGCCTCTTCGTCTGGCCTGTGAACACCTTAAACATCGCTTCTGCTATGCGAAGGTGGTGCTGCAAGACATTAAAGTCTCTCCCGAACTTAGCCTTGTATATCACCCTCACGAAGTCTAAGAACTGACTGAGACACCTGCGCCTCATTACCTCGATAGCTATATCCTTCGTCTCAAATGCCGGGATGTCCCTTGCTGCAATAATCATTTGTCCACTATCTTAAAGTCTGGAAAGAATTTTTTAACTGTCTTCTTAGCAGCTTGCTTGCTGTTGTAAGGCTCTGAACCCTTGCACAATGGCTCGCCATTGCGTGCTGCTAACTTAAAGTACCAGTGGTCTTTATGCCTATAGATTATAGCTAAACCTATGTGCAGATCTGGACCCGCTATTAGCTCTATGCCTTCTACTGAATCATCGTAACTCATCGCTTTTTACGTTTAGGTAATCTTTTTATGTTCCTTGTGTGCTTAGCCCACCTGCGTGCCATCTTTGGATGATTCGCGAACATCCACCGCATCTGTGCTTTGCTCTTGAATGGCATGTTAGTTTGGTATTGTCTTAGACTTTGGTGGTTTAACTGTAATAGTTGAACCATCCTTAAGGTCTTTTGTACAACTCATGGTTAACAAAAAAGCTATTATAATAGCTAAGATAAATATTAGTTTCATGCGATCAATTTTTGCTGCATCTTCTGACCTAACTTATGTAATGTTAACAATTCCTCATCAGTTAGGTTTGTCATATCCAGTGCTGGTGGTGGTTTGTTACCCTCATCACCTCCAAACAAGTCGAAGTACTTGCCTAGCATCTCCAGCGCCTTTGTTTTGTCATGAAGTGTTATCTCCATGCCGTATCTGCCTTGCTTAACTCTGGAAATTGCCTCAGTGTTCTTCATCTTCTTGAGTGGTTTGATCTTCATCTCAACTATCTCCTCCCAAACTTCCTCTTCTTCACCATTCTCGTTTTGCTCAACAATCATGCGAAGCTTTCTTGTGTCAATATCAAGATAGTCTCTGATGTCGGAAAATGCTAGCTTTCTAAGCTCCTGGATGACATCCTCAGCCTTTAATGAGATGCGGTCGAGTACCCGATTGCCAATTTCATGCATCTTTTTGACAACCCTTGGTCGTGCAAGAACCTGAGCAACACCCTTTTTGGCTATTTCATCTGTTCTTGCTTCATACCCAGCTGCACGATAGGCTTCGACCTGGCCCATACCACCCATTATTAACTCTACCAACTTATCTTCCCTCGGAAGTGACCCTGGTCTGGCTCTATAATTAGGGCGTTCTTCGGCTGGTAGGGCTCCTTTGATTCTCTTCTTAATCTCCCTATTCATTCGAGGACTAATTTAGTTTATTAAATGTAGGTATTTTGTCTTACATGTATAGCAACTTGAGTGGAGTTTTGCACTGATAGGGTACGTAGGGAGAGATGTAATAGTGGCTTGATGAATTTGCATACAAAAAGCGTGGAGTTTATGAGGCACTTGTTCACAGGCTAAAAAGCAAAGTGGTATCTGAGCGATTCTCAATAAAACATATGTTTCTTTGAGTTAAACTTATTTTTTTAGACATCACATGTCTTATGTGATTTATCACGCTTTAATTTAAAATAAATTTTTTTTGTATCACAGAATATTCTACTTTTACTATATCAAATTAATAATAACAAATTGATTTGATATACAGATCTTTCACATATTAAAAATTAAACAAAATGAAAAAATCAACCAAAGTTGAAACTTCAACCAAAAAATCTTCATTTGAAAATCTTGACCAAAAGTACAAAGATTTAATGGACCAAAAAAAGTTTGAATTTATGGGAGTGACAGAATGTCATGGTAAGTTATATTACAGATTTCGTAATATAACCACAAAAGTAATTAACCACAGAATCATTCCCGAATTGGCGAAACGTGAAGTAGTACTATAAACTACTTTACACAATAAACTAACCCGACCATCAAAAGTGGTCGGGTATAGTAGTTGGAACAAGTCAAACAAGTTCCACACATATTATGAACAAACTAATCATCATTTCAGTGGTGGTGGGTAATATACTCGCCATTCTCACAATCATCTAAATTAGTCAGGTTATGAAAAAGTCAGACCGTGAGGAACTGACTAGACTAATCGAACGACTCTACTCAGACCGAGAAGATTTCGCAATGGTCTATTCAGAACTCAAAGACAGGTCCAAACGTTGGTCTAATAAAATGGACCAAAAATGGATGTCAGTCTATCATCTGTATGATAGTCTAACTGACGAACTTGAAAACCTTTAGTCAGGTTTTCAAACCAATCAGGTCAGGCTGTGCGCCTGACCTTCAATTAGCTCTTTCACATATAAACCAATAATTATGCAAGTCAAATTGTCAGCCGACAAGAAGTCGCTAATCATCACTGTAGCCATCGAAGAAAGGCTAAGTGCCTCAGGCAAGTCAATTTTAATTGCCTCATCAGGCAGTTCTTCAAAGACTGATCTTGAGTACAAAGGCAAACAAGTCTCTTGTTCAATCAATGCCTACATTCCAAACAAATGACAGGCAAATCAAAATGGCAGCTGGACCCAGAGTTCAGCTTCCATTTCATCTTGGTGTGCCTCGGGTTGGCTGTTAGCTTAATCTTCGTATTATGAGACAGCAAATGACCGTGAATTGGACAGTCTATGGACCAGACAGGCAAGACATATTCTATTGCCTATTCATAGGCAGGCATCGCCGAGCTTCATGGCGGCCAATCTATCACCACCTCAATTAGTCTATAAGACTCGCCTCAGGCGAGTCTTTTTTTTTGCCTCAGGCATGAAGGCTAATATCAGCCTAGCGTGCGTAGGCGAAAGACCACTCAGGCTACAAAAATTTAATTTGCATAGAAAAAGCGACAGGCCGAAGCTGGCCGGAGTAAAGTGACCTCCCGGCTAAACTGGAACAGGCTAGGACCTCCGGGGCTGATCTCAGGCAGCTAACCTCTTAGCAATAATCACCTTCACAGCATTCATTAGTGCAGCCTGACCTTTCGACTTCATTGCCAGGCCTTGAATCACAGCTTTATCCATTGTCTTCGTATTGACTAACTTGTAGATCACCACAGGTTTTGTTTGCCCAGGTCTATGCAGCCTCTTATTCGCTTGATCATACAGCTCTAATGCATCATTCAGGCCAAACCATACTACTATGTGACCTCCGAGCTGCAAATTAAGACCGTGACCAGCACTTGCTGGATGTCCGACTAATAGCTTGATCTTACCTTCATTCCAGGCTTTACATTGCTCAACAATTTTCTTTCGGTCTAATTTGACTGCATATTTGAATCGCTTTAATATTCTTTCAGCATCATGCTTGAAATTATAAAAGACTATTATATTCTGGCCTTCACTGACTTCTATCAGTTCTTGCAATGCATCCAATTTGGCATCATGCATCCAATGCCAGTTCTTATGTAGTTCATTATCATATACAGCTCCATTGCTATACTGCAATAGCTTATTCCTTAATGCGGCTGCTGTAATAGCCGATATATTATTTCCATATTCGTCAACAACCTCGCCGGACTCGCTTAACCTCAGGTTATTCTCACTAATTAGCTTAAGCACTTGTGTGTCCTCGAATTCATTATACTTAGCCATAACCTCCGGACTGAATGAAACTTCAATTTGCCTATGAAGTAGTGGCGGTAATTCTAAGTAGTCTTTCTGCTTCATGGATATGACTATGTCTTTGATCTTGCCATATATCCTCTTCTCCATACCCTTCTTAATAGCATACTTATAAACAACATAGCCTTCTTGTATCGCTGGACTGAAAGATGTCACTCTGAATTCGCTGATACTCTTACCAAGTCTTTTGCCTCTGTCAACCAAGTACTTTTGTGCCCAAATGTCTATTAGGCCATTAGGTGATGGTGTGCCAGTCAATATGACTACTCGCTTAATAAGTGGCAGCACAACCTTTAATGCCTTAAATCTCACTGCCTGGTTATTCTTGAATTTACTGCTCTCATCGACTATCACCATGTCAAAAAACCAATTAGATTGTAGCTCAGACACTAACCAAGGAATGTTCTCGCAATTAATTATATAAATATCTGCTTTTGTATACAGTGCTTGCCTACGTTGTTGTTGTGTGCCTAATATCTTACTGACTCTCATGTAGTCTATATTCAGGTCTTTCCAATCTGAGTCTTTTAATTCTGTGTCCCAGACTGTTTGTGCCACATTCAATGGTGCTATCACTAATACCTTATTAATGCTAAAATCATGATACATCAACCGGTTAATTGCTAATAGACTTACAATCGTCTTGCCTAATCCCATCTCCATGAACAAACCACAATATGGATTTGCCATTACGTGTTCATAGGCATGCTGCTGATAATTATATAGACTCTTACTCATACATTATTCTCTTCTAAATATAATGAAATAGTTTCAATAAATTTATCCACATGAGCCTTCTGAAATAGATTCCATACTTGTATGCCTTTCTTCCGTAACTTTGCTTGCTCTTCTAATTGTAGAGCTGATAAAGCTCCATCAATAGCTTTAGTTTCTACCAGGCATCCAAAAGTTCTGATTATAACTATTCGATCAGGAAAGCCTTCTCCTTGAATATACTTCTTGCATATCCCATTTAGTTTTAACTGAACTTTCTGACACAGGTAAGTTTCAACTGAACTTTCTGCAATCCTATGATTAAATAACTTCTTAGCCATAACTGTAACTTTTTTAGTAAGGTGTAGGTGCATTGTGGTGTATTGATTTTTCCCTTAACCTTAAAAACGTTCATTAAAGAGGAAATAACTATAACTAACCCTTTAAATCATTATTATAAAGCTATATAAATTTACCTTACACTTCTTACACTTTTAATATAGCTATATTGAAAATCAATTAACTATGAGTGCAATGGTCAGTTACACCAAAGGTTACACCATTACACCTACTAATTTAAAAAACTAATATCTATAGTCGAACTATCAGTTCTTATATAACCAGGTCGTGCTATCTTATTAATCTTAACTGTAGTTTTCTTCCAACCTTTTAGTTTACTCATCATAGCATGAATTGGTTTAGTATTAAAACTATTTATTTCTTCAATTTTCATCTTTAGTAATTCTTCTGCTATTTCATGAATCATTATCTTGTGTCGTTTCTTACCAGTATGAGTAGGTGCTAATTCATCAGTCTGAAATAGATATTCACGTCGCTTATATATATTCCAGGTTCTGAAATCATCTGGTATCGGTGTGTCTAAATATGCTTCAAGCATTTCTTGTCTTGGGTCATATTCCATGTGCATTGCTTGAATCTCTTTAGCTGTTTCATCAAGATGATTAGGTAATTTAAGTTCTTCGCCTTGATCATAATAATATTTAGCCTCTGCCCATATTTGACCTACAATGCTATCAAGATCAAACCAAACATGTTTCATAGGCTCTGATTGTCCCAATTTCACGGGCCAGTATCGTCTATTTCCGCTATCATCAGTCAAGAACTCATCATTGTTTGTCGAACCTACAAATATATTCTGTCTCAGATAAGTTGCTACATTCTTCGCGTATGCCATTCTGACATCATCCTTAGTTCTCGCCAAGAATTGCTTAACACCTTCTTGTTCTGCTTTCTTCATACCAGTCATCTCACCTATTTCTACTATCCAATAACCAACAATCTGCTCTACTGCTTTATTACCACTGCCTATTAAATGAAAACTGAAACTCTCACTAAACCACTCACCGCCTAACTTCTTCCAGAATGTACTCTTGTATGTTCCTTGCTTACCTATCAATACAGGCATCGTATCAAATTTGCATCCAGGGTTGTACACACGTGCTATGGCTCCTACTAATGTTTTTCGCATAACTTGACGTACATACTCCGAGTCCTCAGCTCCAAAGAAATCAATCAGCAACTCCTCAACTCTTTCCGTACCATCCCACTTAATAGCTTCTACATATTGCTTAATAGGATGAAAGGCGTTTTTGTCGGCTATGACTCTCAGAGCATCATCTACCTTAGAAGCATTATTGATCTCATATTTAGACTCTACTAGCTTACGTAGTTGACTGTCATCTGTGTCAGTCCAGTACTTGCCTTTCTTAACAGTACGCCATGGTAGGTTCTTACGCACCACTCTACGTTGCATGAGTAGATCATCGCCAACAGCACCTTTCAGCTCGTTATCGAGTATGAGCACCAGGTTATCCCGGGTATCAAGTATAACAGCTTGTTTGCCTTTAGTCTTACCTACTTCTAGTTTCTCCATCCAGTCGGAGTTGGGCACCAAGTTCGACTCTCCCAGTATATCACTCAGATCAACCTCGCCATCTCCAGTTAAGCCTTTGAAATCTTCTGACACTTCTTTCATCTTCATTTCCAGCAGAGCCTTCTTGACCTGCTTCTGTGTTGGACACCAGTCGAGCATCTTTTGGTAACTGGCTGTCTTATGAGCCGGCGTGTCGTTGTCTTCAGGCTTATCATGCAACCCAAATTTATGTAGGCGGACAAGATCAAATGCATTGCATAATCTACCTCTAGCTGGGTCCGTACCATGGTTACTGAAACAGTATAACCCGTCATCATAGACAACCATTCCATTAGAGGTCGAGCCTTGATTGTAAGTATATCGGTCATCGGAAATATCGCTCTGAGTGTATGTATCAGGTAAGAACTCTTGTATTGCTTGATGTACATCATATGCCCTACAGAAGGCACCAACCCAACCTTGCTTTTCACGAGGATCTTCCTGGAGCTTTGCTTTGTTCTTGTAACTAATATCATCAGTCTTAGATTTAAATGGCCATGAAGAAATATCTTTCCAGTCTTCGTACATACCCAACACCATATCTGGGTCTAACCAGGGTGCATCAATATACTTGCCTATGAACTCACCATCGCTACTCGTACTAGGCCAATACATCAGGCGCGAGTAGTCAAACGTACTCCTATCAAAGCCTTTATATTTACCTAGTCCAAGTCTATCTGCAATCTTACGGCTAATAGCTTGATATTCATCATCCATAACTCCCCTTGACAGTGGTATGACCAGACGATATCTTGGCTTTGCGGAACTGTGCTTATGGGTTGTATATATACAGGCGGCGTAGTCACCGAACTCTGATAGTTCATACGCAGTCCAAAAATTGTTGCCATAATCATCGATGTCCAGTGTTATTAGTTCACGGTATAGTAAGTCCTTCTTCTTACGTTGTGTGCCTTTGAAATGACCACCTATGAATCCACCTACGTCTTTAACCTGGTCTTGCTTTCGTTTCTCCAAGCCCATATAAGCCACAAATCTTTCAGGTGTACGCTTCGTAGTTGTAAGCCTTGTAACGAGTTTAGACCATGTGATCTCCTCGTTATGCCAATATGTGCTTTTATCCTCTTTACGGATGATTCTTGACTTACCTGTGAAAATGTGTAGTTCACCATCGTGCTTTAGTTTAATCATGTTTAACTGTATTTACTAGTCCTTACGATAATACGAGCACTCATACGAGTCGCCCTTGAGTGGCAGACCAGGCGCCCAGTCCACTGGCTTCGCCATGATCTCATCCACTACCTTAATGTTTACAGTCTTGGCCACATCAGTGACTATTTCATCATGGACATGGATAACAACAGGCAGACCTGCTGCCTCCAATTCAAGCATCTTAACCGCTAATAGGTCACGACTAGTTGCTTGTACTATGTTCTCTAATAATTTGCCTCCATAGGTGCTTTGCCTCTCCCACTTGCCTGTTACCTGGTTCATGCCACCATAAGTGACTACAGGTCCATACTTACCGTCAATAACAGATGCCTGATAGTACATCAGCTTCCTGCCACACGGGAGCTTAATGTACATGACACCGTGCTTAAATGTAAATTCCAGCGTATACTTATTGCCTCGGCTTACTTTCCATACTCCGCCTTCTGATACACAACCAACAGCTGCTTCATTCAGGTCACGCCATAGACTTTTGATCTTAGGTGAAGCCTTACGCCACTTGTCTACAATCACTTGGTACATCTTAGGTTCTATATCACCTCGGCT